AGATTATAACCATGTAGTTATTTTTCTTAAATGCTGGTGTCATTGGTTTTTTACTCCTTCTAATATCTCGTTTCTAACCGCCTGTAAGTTAAAATGTATAAATCTAAATTCTTCTTTGCCATCATCAACTCCGTACTCATGTTCTAGGTAAGCAGGTATAATAATTAATGTACCAGGTTTTGGTGTATAATTAATCTTGTCATTTGCCATACTAACTTTTGTACTATCTTTTTCAGGTAACTTCATCATTTTAGCTGCTAATCTAGGGTCGTGAAAAATAGGTCTTGATGTATAATCTGTACATTTTAAATAATAAAATGCTGACACATGATTGTCGCCATGAATATGTGAGTTATGATGACCGCCACCTTTTTTAGAAAACTCTTGCACCCACGATTCAGTAAAAAATAAAGTATGATTTTTTAAATTATAACCCATAAAATCTAAAAAGTTATGAGATGTAGCACCTACCCATTCATGCAATTCTTTTAGCTTAGGGTCTGTATATAATGGTCTTGAATGATATGACCAACCAAAATCTTTATCTTTTTTAACTTTTTTTTGTTTACGGTCTCTTGTATATGCTTCTTTTATATATTCATCACATACTTTATTTACTGATTTCAACCACTCTGGTTTTTCAAACAACCAAATTGGTGTACTATAATAATAATCTATTTTTGCTTCATTACTCATATTATCTAAACGGATAGCCTAGGTTCCAAATTACTAAACTATATCTCGTTCCTTTCGTTACTGGTGCCACTCTATGCCATACAAAACTTGGAAAAACAATGATAGAACCACGAGGTCTAATACCATCACATGAATGTATAGCTACTTTTTTATTATTGTCCCAATCAACTTGATTTCTAAAATCAAATTCTAAATTACCACCCTCATATTCGTCTGGATATGATAAAGAGATTGTTACTGATAACTTTCTAATTTTACCATGGTCTCTTGGTCTTGTGCCATCTGCTAAAGGTGGTCTTGAATAAGGTTTATCCCAGCTATCACAATGCCAACCATAATATTGACCTACACCGTATTTTGTAAATTGACAAGACTCTGACCAGTCCCAATCAAAATTCCAACCTGCTTTTTGATTTGCTTCGTGTATATATGGGTGTATTTCTTTGTAAATCCATGTATCATTCATCCAAACAATGTCTGACTTACGCTTCTTTTGAATATCTTTAATGACAGACTTTTTTAGTTTGCCATCTTTTTTATTTGCGTCATCTCTTTGAGCACCACCTGTAACGGCCATTTCTGGAGTATGTGATTTGCCATACTCAACAATATCGTCAACAAATTTTGGTGTTAACGCCGCTGGAAATTGATAGTAATAGTTTGTTAAATTCATGTTATTTTCCTCATCACATATTATATCATATATAACTATTTAGTCAAGCCTCCAAAGAGGTTAAATACTGTTTATGACCTGATTTAATAGCGTTTTTATCCCAATCTATTTGTTTCTTAATTGTATCATTAAGATAATCTTTGAATGGTTTTGATAAATTATTAAGCTCTTTTTTAATTGACTTCTTATCAACTAAATTTAATTCTTTTAATATAATAGAAAAATTTTCTGGTTTAAATAAGACATATTCACTATTAAAATCTTCTTTAATAGGTAATCTATGTTTCCATTTTTTCAAGTTATTCTTTAATGATATAGGTAAATTAGGTTTAAATTGTTTCCAAAATTTACTATTTTTTTTACCAGTTAAATAATGCAATAAAACAAAATCTCTAATATTCTCTACTAATATTTTAAATTTATTATTATACAATTTTATATCTTCTTCACCATAATTTATAATCATGTGCATTAATATAAATGCTTGTTGAATAGATGTACCTATTGACGAAGCCTCTAGCGGCTCTATAAAACTTGAACTTAAACCTGTAGCCACGCAGTTGCCAATCCAAGGTCTATCTAATGCGCCAGCTTCAAAATTAATATTTTTACCTATTTCAATTTTATGACCTAGATACTTTTCACATTCTTTCTTAGCTTGTTCAGCATTAATATATCTGTTATCAAAAACATAACCATTTCCCCAACGGCCTTGTGTGGGTATTCTCCACATCCAACCTGCTGACATTGCTTTTGCTGTTGTGTAAGGTGTATATTCATCTGTATCTTTTGTAGGAAAAGCAATAGCTTCATTCATAGGTAAATATTCTTTATATGATTGCCACTTTGCACCTAATTTAGATATTAATAATTTTTTAAAACCTGTACTATCAATATAAAAATCATACTTATATTTTTTCTTTTTACTTTCTATACTTTTTATATTACCTTTTTCAATATTTACTTTTGTTATTTCATCATTGTAAATATTAATATTTTTTTCATTACATTTTTTTAGTAAAAACTCATTTAATTTAAATGTGTTAAAATGATATTGTTGAGGTAAACTTTGAGGTGTCACCTTATTATCCCATGCGTGTGGGTCAGTATATTCATTTGATTTTAAATTATTTGAGATTGCGTATGCGTAGCCAGCTGGATACCATGCAAATTTTGTACTAGCATATGTGCCGTATGTATTATGATAATAATTATTTTTAGTCCAGTTTTTAAACATAATACCACCTTTAAAAGTAGCATTTGTTTCTCTAATTAATTCTTTTTCAGATATATCACATATCTGCATAAAATCAAGCCAATGTTCAGTAGTGCCTTCACCGACACCAATGATACCGATTTTATCTGATTTTACAATGTCTATTTTAAGTGAGGAAAATCTTGATTTAAGAATTAAAGCAGTTATTAAACCTGCTGTTCCACCACCAACTATACATAATTTATTCATAATATAACCTTATTTAGTCAATGCCAGGATAACTACCTGGAATATTAATTTTGGTATTTGTATCTAATTATTACAACGCCTGAGCCACCATTTTTACCAGAATAATTAGACGCAGGAGAATTTGGCACATTTGAGCCAGGTCCAGCGTCATTAGCGTCACCACCGTCACCTGTATTTGCCGTTCCATTAGTTGCGTAACCGTTACGGGTTCCTGGTTCATAATTTGAATAAGCACCACCTGTTGAATAAGTTACAGGACTTCCTGTTATTGATGTATCAGCACCTGCTCCACCTGTTGGTCTAGCGTCTGTAACACCAGGACCTGGAGATTGTGAGCCTGCTCCTGTTGCTCCGCCACCTGAAGCACCTAAAGTTTGATTAGATGTACTTCCTTGTCCACCATCATTACCTTGTGATGGAGAAACTGGTGGAGTATTTCCTGAACCACCGGGTCTTCCTGGTGAACCACCACCGCCACCACCACCAGAGCCACCATCGTGACCTGGAGCGGGACCTGTGCTAGCACCTGAAGGCTGACCACCTGCACCACCGCCTGTTGATGTGATAGTTGAAAATGTTGAATTAGAACCGTTAGTTGCAGCTGGTCCATCTGGTATGCCTGTTCCGCCACCTCCACCACCTGCGTTACCGCCGGCACCTACTGTTATTGGATAAGTTTGTGCTGAAATTGTTATATCACCTGCACCATCTAAAGGTGATTGTGTATATGAATCTGTTGGGTGTTCATTTTCTCTAAATCCACCTGCGCCGCCACCGCCGCCGCCTTGAATATGATATCTATTTCCACCTGAACCACCGCCACCGGCAACAACTATATATGAAACTCCTGCACCACCACCAGCAGTATTACCTACTGAAGCAACAACAAAATTACTTGTTGAATTAAATGTGTGAATTTTATAATTACCAGATGTTGTTTCTGTACCACCTGTAGCTGATGTATAAGTAGCACCATAATCATCAGCAGCGTCATCAAAAACTGCCGTCCAACCTTTTGTTCCATCAACATATACAAATCTAACATTTAATCCGTCTGTATTTAAAACAGCATTAGTAGCTGAGTCATCAATATTAGAGCCGTTACGGTCAATTGTTAAATTTTCTGAGCTAAAAGTTTTAGAGTAATCAACGACTGTTACTTCATC